CACTCGTTAACGTAGACCCATCGCCACCCGTTAACGTAGACTCATAACCACCCATTAACGTAGACCCATCGCCACCCGTTAACGTAGACCCATCGCCACCCGTTAACGTAGCCCAATCGCCACCCGTTAACGTAGCCCAATCGCCACCCGTGGCGCACTTAACCCCTATCTGTATATCATAGTTAAGCAGGTTATCCTGTGGGTAGTTGCGGTGTGCCTTTAGTAAGCTGACTGCTTCAAGCTGTGACAAAGTGGTTAGTAGCACTTTGCCCGACTTGAATTTGCACTTACCATCAAACTCAATAAGGTCTTCACTATTAACCTCTATCACTTGCCACAACTCACCGTAGGCTTGAATGTCAAGCGTCCCAGAACCCCACAACAAACCGTGTAATCCACCACCACAAGAAGCATTGCCATCCCAGTCCGGAGCTTCAATGTATCCCTTTTCAGGGTAGGTAAACCTGCCACTATTTGACTTTAAATGCTCAGTACACTTGCGCAATACTAATACTTTCATTACACACTCCCCTTACTTGCTTTATCGCAACCGATTACCGCATCCCGGAAGTGGAGGAAAGTCTTATCTCCATACCATGTTTGCAGGTAGTCAGCGTAGTCACGCCAGAAGTTCTTGCCATATTCCTCTATCTGCCCTATCATTTTCTTATAGTTCCCGTCCAGTTGTGAATGAGCAATTGTTACTAAATCCATTAGTTACCCCCTTAATTTAATCCCTTACTACTGTCCACCACCTGGGCGATGGACATGGTGTAAAGGGTTAACGCGTGCACTATCTATGTAACCTTGCCTTGCCATTGCCTATACCAGACCTGATAACCACTATCTGCTATTGTTATCCTCGAAAACCAGCCCTTGGTGCGAATTGACTGCCACGCGTCTCTGGCGTCGGTTCCACTGGCATATATCCCGTAGTGGGCGTAAGTTTCGCCCCCGAACTTCTTGTATTTTATTGTCATTACCTTCCCCCCGTCATTAATTCCAACATACGCCCTGCGTCTGATTCATCAAAATCCCAGTCAGCTTCCCCGCTAGCATACTCGTTTCCCGCTGTGTCCAGCATCATCCTGTAGACTACTCCAACATCAACTCCGGGTCCATCCCAATCTCCGCCGATTGATAACGCATCACCCCAGTCCCTCAATTCAGTGTCAGTTAATTTTATTGTTGTCATTGCCTTCCCCCCCCTTAACCTTTACTTACACTAATATATTACCACCCGGCTATGCCTGTGTCAATAGTTTTAACACTATTTTTAGCCAATCCCTATAAATTAGTATAGCTCATTAGTTCTACTATTGTATGTGAGGTATATCTAACCTTTACACCTTTACATAATATAGGGTATACAGATACAGATAATCAGTGTGGGAGACAGCTGGTTAGTGGGATCTATGGGGTAAGAGTATATCACCACTTCTATTTCCCTTGCCATAAATAGTAACAGCCTCTAGTGCCCGCTGTAGAGCTTCTGATAGGGTATTGAGTGTGGTTCTGATAGTGTATCCAGTAAGTTATTGCCAGTATTACAGCCATATTGCTACTGGTAACGGCAATATACTACCATTAACTTGCCGTCTGATTGGGTGATTGATGCCATAATCACGGGATAATGCACTAAGTGGGCGGAAGGTGGTTGCCGTTTGGCTGATAGTATACAGTGTGTTCCCCGCAACGGGCCAGTAATTCCACAATACCCCAGCAGTGGGTAACCCTGGTAGTGTCTGATAGTGTAGCTAGTAGCTCATATGTTCTGGTAGTGTGAGTATGGTATGCCACCAGCTTTTTAAGGGGGTATAGCCCACCCCATGTACCCCATGGAACGGTCTTATATAATATAATATACCGTTCTATATCATTTTTCAGACAAACGGCTTTTGTTGAAACAGACTATTTTTGAAATATTGCTAAAAATAATTTCTATGGTTCGCATTTGATAAATAGTTAGGCGTGGATTATGTAATGGGACTTGACAAGGTGTGGTATAATATAAGGAGAGAAGGGAAGAGGGGAAGGGGTTTTACCCTTATCTCCTATATTTCTAAAGCACGGGGTTCTCTTTATGTTACTTTCTCTGTCAGGAACGTAAACCTTAGTTACTTAAGGAAGGTACTGCGTTTCTAGGCACGAATTGCGTTGAAGTGGGTGAAGAAACTTAAGGAACGGATACTTAATAAACTGCATTTAGCTCCCTTTTTAGGGGTATATACTGGGAGGTATCTATTGGCGAGACCAAAAGGTTCAAAGAATTTGCCTGGTGGTAAGAAGCCAGGGCCGAAACCGAATATTCCTTTACAGACGTTGCCTAATTATACTAGGTTTGAGATAAGCAGGTTCAAGAAGAAGATGCTTGAGTTATTTGAGTCAGGTGAAGTTGAGAACTTGTCTCAGGCTGCTGCTAGGGTTGGGTGTTCAAAGGTAAGGGCTTATCACTGGAAGCAGGATGACCGTGATTGGAAAGATGCCCTTGTGTTGTGTGATGAGATAATAGCAGATGATTATGAGCAGAGATTGATGCAGCCGGAGCAGAAGTATGCTCAGGTGTTTGCTACTATATTTATGTTAAATGGGTTAAGGCCAGACAAGTACAAGAAAGACCACAAGATGGTAGCTGTAGACCCGAAGGTAGAGATACTGCTTAACAAGTTAGCTGAGGCAAAGGATAAAATGGATGCACCTGTAGTTAGTGAGGTAGAGAAACCGCAGGCAGAAGGAGAATTCGTATTTCCGATACTAGATATGAAAGCCAAGGTATAATAGACAGATTTGATTTCGGTCAAGGGGTGCGTAAATATAAGAAGCACCTTTTCTTTGTGTCTAAATCTGAAAAGAAGAGTCTGAAGAAGAGAGCTAAGGCTAGATTAAGTAGAGGTATTAGTGCCAAATAACGAACAGAAGAAGAGAATAGTTGATACACTGGGATATGAACCAAGTCCAGAGCAGGCGGAAATTCATTATCACCCTGCTCGTTTTAAGTTAGGTGCTGGAGGTGAGCGGTCTGGTAAGTCTTGGTTGGCTGCACAAGAGTTCCTAGCTAGGTTTTATGAGGGGAAGTTATATTGGCTGGTAGCTGCTGACTATGAGAGAACCAAGCCAGAATTTGACTACATTTGTGAAGGGCTGGACAAGCTTGGTTGGAAGTATAATGCTTCAAAGAGGATAGACCCTGGTGAGATAGCCATTGCAGGTGGTTTCAGGGTAGTAACCAAATCTGCTAAAGACCCACGTAAACTGGCTATGGAAGCCCCTGACGGTATAATAGCCTGTGAGGCTAGTCAGTTAACCTATGAAGACTTTATCAGGATGCGTGGCAGGCTTATAGAAAAGCGTGGCTGGCTATTGATGAGTGGCTCCTTTGAGAGTTCACTGGGCTGGTATCCTGAACTGTTTAACAGGTGGTTTATATCTGATAAGCCAAATGAGTACAAGTCATTCTGTATGCCAACATGGTCTAACTTAAAGGTATTCCCTGGTGGTAGAGAAGACCCTGAGATACTTGCAATAGAGCGTGATGTATCACATGACTGGTTTATGGAGCGGTTCGGTGGAACTCCTTGCCCGCCGAGAGGTAGAGTTTTCACTGAATTCAGTAATGCAGTACATACTGGTACTGGCAAAGAGTATGAATTTGACCCGTTATGCCCTGTTTACTTATGGATAGACCCTGGCTATGCTCATTATTATGCAGTAGAAGTGGCACAACAGCGTGGTGATGATGTATTTATAATAGATGAGGTCTACCAGACTGGGTTAGTAACGTCTGAGATTATAGATATTTGCAAGAAACGCCCTTGGTGGAACAAAGTTGATAGTGGAACTATAGATATTGCTGGCACACAGCATCAGGCTATGCCGGCCGTGGCTGAGATATGGCTGAAGGAAGGCACTGTGTCTCTTAACAGTAAGAAGGTTCCTATATCAGACGGCATTGAATGTTTGAAACGTGCCTTGAAGGTAAACCCTTTAACAGGCAGGCCGAATATTTTCATAAACACTAAATGCAGAGGGTTAATTAGTGAACTTGGTGGAGAGCCTAACCCTGATACTGGACAGCCTGCTGTTTACAAGTGGAAGTTATCTAAGGATGGAGATGTTATAGGTAATGTTCCTGAAGATAAATACAATGATGCTGTTAAGGCAACCATATATGGGCTAGTTGACAAGACTGGGTTTACTCCAGCCGTAAGCAATCGTAAGTATAAGGTAAGTTTTGTATAGTGAGGTAGTGCATGGCATTAACTACAATTAAAGAGATAAAAGAAGCTGTGAGTGCGTTCCAGTCTAACTCAGTTCAGGTAGAATTAAAGACAAAGTGGGATACAGACTTTGACCTTTACAGAATGAAGCCATATGATGGGGGTCAGGGATATTATTCCTTCACTTGTAATGAGGCTAGGGTGTTAATTGAGAAGGTTGTAGCGCTTTTAGTACATTCAAATCTCACTATTAGTATTCCAAGTGAAGCTAAAGACCAAAAAAATAGGGATATAGCTAGTAAAATGGAACGCTTCCTGCATGGAAGTTTTAATCTTAATGACGATATGCTGATAAGAAGACTACAACCAAAGTATAAATTCCAACTAGCTTGGTTACTGGCTACTAGAGGCAGGGTAGCACAAAGAAAATATATTACAAGAGATGAGGAAGGAAACGCTATCCCAGAGATTATACCTTGGGATGCATACGAAACCTCTTACACGGTAGGAAAAACTGGGCTTGCTTGGGCTTGTAGAACCTACAAAGCTAATCCAAAAGAGCTATCATATTTCTACCCAGACCTTGAAAAGAAACTACAGTATTTAGATAAAGAAGTTACTATATATGATTTCTGGGATGATAAAGTAAACAGTGTAATAGTTGGAGATGAATGGGGCAAGGAGCCAGACGAACACGGAGCAGGTGAATGTCCTGTTGATATGTTTATTGTTGGCGGTATGCCAGATATACAATCTAACACTGTAACTAATGTTAATTCAGAGCGTGGCAATAGTGCAATTAGTAACAACAGACTGATATACCCACTACTCAACAAGACAATGTCTGATGCGTTAACTATTATCAGGCGTGGGGTTAAAGTTCCAATGGGTGTATGGTCTAATGACGGAAGGGCAACACTGGAAGGCGACATTTGGCAAGTTGAAAAGGGCGGGTCAGTTCCATTTGCTAATGATGTTACTGTTAAACCTCTACTTGAACCAAGTATGCCAGCTGACACATCTCCGCTTCTGGCGGAAATGTCTGGACAACTACAGCGTGGTGGCATATCCCATGTTAGCATGGGGGATGTTAGGTTCAGGCTATCGGGCTATGCTATAAACTCTATAGACAACGCTATCGCTACAGTGATTGACCCATTTGTTCAGGTAATGGAGCAGGCATATTCCTTTGCTTCAATCTCACTGCTTAAACAATTTGCAAGTGGTGGGTTCAAAAGGGTTGAGGTTATGGGAAAAGACTCTAAAGATGAAATGTTTGGTTATCCTGAGAAGATAGCTATTAAACCTAAAGATATTAAGAAAAACTGGTACCCGATAATTAAACTTTCACCTGTTATGGCAAAGGATGATGCTCAGAGAGTGTTACTGGCTAAACAAACTACCGAGTCTGGCTTGCTATCAAAGCAGACGGCAAGAGAAGACTACCTTAATATTCAGGATACAGACCTTGAGCAAAGTATTATAGACAGAGAATTTGCAACTGATATTCCTTTAATCAAACTTGAGCGTATATACTGGGCGTTAAGAAAAGACGGCAGAGATGCCGAAGCTGAAAATATTTGGATGCAGATGCAGAGAGAACTAATGGCAATGGCTCAGTCAATGGGTGGTGTTGGCGGAGGCGGTGGACAAGCACCACCGAATCAGTCAGAACAAATGGCAATGGGAGGCATGGGTGGAATACCTGCTGGTGAAACAGGCTTTCCAACAAATGTAATGCCTCCAGAGACAATGGGTGGCGTGCCACCTGGGGCTTCTGGGGCTGAAATGGAGGGCATATAATGGCAAATGGGTATACTGGGTCAAGCGGAACAAAATATGCACCTGACACCCCTTACACAAAAACTGGTGGTATGCCGTCTCAGTTAATGTGGTCTACGAATAAGCCAAGGTGGAAAACATCAGATGGCAAAGTTGTATTTGAAGTTGAACTTAATGGGAATTACTATCCGATAAATCCAGATAACCTTGAGGCTTATATTGCTGCACATCCAGAAGATACTGACAAGCTATCATCCCCAGCTGAAGTTGTAAAGATGCAACAGGCTACGGATATGCAGAGAATGAATACCCGTGAGCCTATACGGAGTATTAGTGATGAGACTATGCCGTGGGGCAAGATAGGTGGGTGGAGTATTGGTGGAACACAGGCTGGTTATCAGGCACAACCAGTAGATTACACTACTGCTACCAGACCACAGGCTCAGCAATATGCACCTGCGGGATTGTCAAGCCCAACTGGAACTGTTACTGCAAAGGCTGCACCTGAATATGAACAAGCTTATTATCAAGCACTAGCTGCTGCTAAACCGAATGTAAGTCAAGCAAAATATAGCTGGATGGAAAGTTTAAGACCTGAAGTATTAAGACAGTGGAAGGCTATGCAGGATGTAGGTGAGACTGCATTCAAAGCTACACCTTATACTACACAATATACTGTGCCTTCTATTACAGCAGAGCAAATGAAAGCTAAGACGCAGAGTTTCTTGCCACCAACGTACCAACCACAGGAAAGGTCGGCATGGACTCCTTATTATACAAATAC